GAAGATTTTTTTGCTTCTGATATTGGACCGGCAACATAACGTTTCAGATGTTTAATTTTTTGGCCAGCACTTAATGGATTCTTTTTACTATCTTGTGTATGAGAAACAACGATAGAATGAGTTGCATTGTTTTTCTGTGCAATCTCCTTGACTTTACTAATCAATTTTAGATGACCTGTGGTAGGAGGACTCATTCTACCAAAGGTAATAACATGGTGTTTTTCACCTTGTTGTTCTTCTTTGATTGTATCTAAAAATGATTTCATTATAATTTGTGTTCCATGTGTTCTGATTTATCTGTATATTTTATATCTTTGTGGTCCTCACTAGACAAATTAACAGCTCCCCGTGGAGAATGATTTGCTGGTCTTCCACCAGCAGAAACATTAAATGTTGCTACAGACATTTTTTTACCAGTTTTATGATGAGTACCATGAACAGTTACGGTTCCAGATTTATTATGTGGATTGACATGTAAATCTTTAAAGTGACTTAAATATTCGTGTACGTGTTTGTGTAAATCATAAGTGTGATGAGATAAATGTTGACCCGTGCTTTTATGTGTCTTTGTTCTCGAAATAATGTGTTTTAAATGTGTTGGTGGTGCTACAGTATGTACGATTGCATGATGTAATTCATTGTGTGATTTTTTTGACATAGATTCACGCATTGAATTTGCAATATTTTTGTTTGCTTCTAAAGACGATTGTTTTATTTTTTTAGCTTTTTCTTGGTCACCATGATGTGAAGAATCTCTTAAAGCTTTATATTTTTCGTGGGCATTACCTGAACCTGAAGATAAATTACTTTCAACATTTCTTTTATGTTTTGCTACGTGTTGTGCTAAATTTGCACCACTAACATGTTGATATGTTTTTATACCTGGATTACTATAATTTACTTTACTGTGTCCAATTTTTACAGAAATTGCAACTTTATGTGATTGTTTGTGATCTGTGGAATCTTCCGTAATTCTTTTCTTTTTATTTGTTGAAACAATTAGATCAGCCGAATTATTTTCATCATGAACTCCAGTTTCACTATGATGATCTGAGGCTTGAGAGGTCCAAACTGTTCTATGTATACTTCCAAGTCCATGTTTTTCTAAATGGGTTTTCAAATGTTCAGCAGCTTTTTTGGCACTACTGTCTGCAGCTTTATATTCTCTTGAATTATGATAATCATCACCATGAAGTTTTTGTGCATGTTTATTATGCATTTGTTCAGGAGTTTTGCCTTCTGCACGATAACTGGTCATGTGCTTTCCACCATTGAGGTGTTTACCAATTAGAATTTCTCTTAATTTTCCAGAAGAATCTGCTTTAGCTCCGGCTTCTTCTAACAATAAATCATTTTTAGATGAAAATAATTGTTCCTTTAACCAAAATTTAAATGATTTCATTTTCTTACTTTAAGTAAATTAGCTTTTGCAAACTCTGCTCTATTAACTAGTTTTGTTGGTTCACTACCATAATTAACCACAAAACCTTCTGGTCCTGTTGGCTTATTGTTGATATGGTGTTCTAAACCGCCAGTATTCTTTTCTAAGTTTTTTACCAATACATTTTTTGCTTGTTGTAGATGGTGGTGCATATTTAGAAGGTTATCATAATGCTCAGTATTACCTCCAATATGCTGTACATGAGATTTTGCTTCCGTTTCTTTTCTCGCTTGTGCAGCTGGTGTTTTTAATTTAGAAGCCATTTTAACAAATTTATCTTTTATATGTTTCTGTAGGCCTTTAGATGTGGGTTTTTCACTCGTTCTAACAGTTTGATTGATATATGTTTCTAAGTGACCTCCAATACCACGGTGTGGTTCGGTAGCACTATACATGCCTTTACCCGATGCATCATGTATCTTTTGTGCAGCTGCAATATGATTTTTAAACTGTTCTTGATCTTTTTCAGGATAATTTACTTTTGATGCATCGTGTTCAGCAGACTTATGCCAAACATCTTCATGTTGTTTAAAATTGTGAACATCAGGACTAGCATCCGCTTTCATTGAATCAATATTTTTACCATGATATTGCTGATGTACCACCACACCAAATTTGGCTTTACGAATCTTATCACCTTCTGCACCTTTGGCTGAATATGTGATTGTATTGGGTGTAAATGATACTCCGTGCTTAGTTTCTTTTTTATCTCCACCACTAAACATCACATCACCTTGATAGACGCCTTTTTTTGGTGCCACTTTAGGTAGATGTTCCAATGCGTGTTTCAATTTCTCAACTAAACCTGGGGCATGTCCATGGTTTTTTTCAATATCTTTACTTGTATAATTAATTTTTGGATTCTTATTGAAAGCTGATTTGGATGCTACAAAGAATTTACCATTTTCTGGATGATGACCAAAAACCAGTGATGGAGAACCGTCATATTTCATGGTCAAAGCGGTACTGTGGCCACCAGATTTAATGTGTTCATGGGCTTGTTGTAAAGCACCGACTGCATGGCCAAAGCCTTCAGAACCATTTTGTAATGGCCTATCCTCAGCATGAGTTATATGCTTGAGTTTACCACCCTCATCTTCCTCTTTGAGAAACGTTAAAAACGAATACATTAATTTCCTTACAGATTTGCAACACACTTTGGTTGCCAGTTGCTTATTTATACAACATTTGGAGTTTTAGAACTAAACCTTAGAAAGATTGGGTTCGATACATAGTCATCAAATTGTTGGTTTTAAATCAGCGTATCCAACGTTTGGAATAGGTTATATTTTGGTGTGTAACCCATTTCTTTGATTTTTGAGATATCTAAAACCATGTTTTTTGTTTGAACTGTTTTGTGAAATTGAGGAATGTCCATAGTACCAAATTGTGATGTAGAATTGACCTTACTTTTCACATAGTCTAAAGCTTGTTTAATGAATACCGTTTCACCGTTACCTATGTTATAGATTTCATTCATGTTTCCTTTTTCTATAACAAGATTAATGGCCTGTACTACATCATCAACATGAATGTAATCACGATAAAAAATACCGCCTTCATATAAATCTATATTTTCATTGTTGACCACTTGGTTAATCATATACTGTAAAGCGTTCTTTTTCTTAGATACCTTGCCATCACTTTTACCCAAGACATTGGCCAAACGTAGAATTCGGTATTTTATATTGAATGTTTCACAATATGAAATAAGTAGTTGTTCGGCTGCACGTTTAGTGATTGAATAGAACCCTCTAGGATTACAGTAAGAATCTTCTTTGGCTGGTAACTTTACATCTCCATAAACGAACCAGGAACTAATAAAATTAAAAGTTATATTCTTATCCTTACAGGACTCTAATGTGCGAACCAAAGTCGTTAGGTTCGTTTCTATGTCAATATACGGATTAGTATGGACATTGTAGTTGTCCACAGTAGAGATAAAGTATACCACTTCACTATTATCTTTTACTTTGTAATCATATTTGGCATTGATTACCACATTATCGGTGAGTTCACGATAACGGCTACCAACAAAGCCGTTACCGCCTAGAACATTAATCAATCGTTCCATTTTTTACACACATCTTCAATGTATGCCAAAACTTTTTCGTTATAGAGAGGTGAACAACCTAAGAAAAACACATTACTGAGAGCCAAATTTGAATTTGGATAATCTTTATAATTATCTAAGTGTTTATACCCAGGATGTAATAGAATATTACCACTAAAATAGTTTCTTGTTTGAATTTTATTGGATTCGAAATGCTGTACCAAGAATTCTTTTACATCTTGTGATTCACAATAGATTGGCACACCAAACCAAGATGGATCAGCCTTAGGCAAAGTATTGATAACACGAATCTCTTTAATATTATCTTCTAAGAATTTTTGAATAGTGTTTTTGTATTCACGGCGTTTCTCATCGATATAGTCAAACTTCTTTAATTGTTCTAAACCGATTGCACCCTGTAAATCTAGAGGTTTGAGATTATAGCCCATTGTCGTAAACAAATATTTGTGGTCAATTACACCATCGTAATCAGGTAACCAATTATCAAATCGTTTTCCACAGGTGCCGCATTCGAGCAGATTGTTTGTTCCGACACAATAACAATCACGACCCCACCACGAAACACTTCTTACTAGATTAGCAAGTGTGTCATCGTTACAACAGACCATGCCGCCTTCACCAGTTGAGATGTGGTGTGCAGGGTAGAATGATGTTGACCAACAGTAGTAATACTCTGTAATCAATTTACCATCATAATTTGTTCCTAATGAATCACAGTTATCACCAATCAAAAGAATGCCATGTTTGGTACAAATGTCTTGTAGAATGTTCATGTCAGGAGGATTACCAAGAACAGGTGATACAAAAATTGCTTTGGTTCTTGGTGTAATCTTTTCTACAAGCTTGGTCAAATCAAAATTAAGAGTTTCTAATTCAATATCAATGAATACGGGCTTTAGATTATTTTGAACTAGTGGTGCAATCGTTGTTGGAAAACCTACTGGCGAAACGATAACTTCATCACCATCTTGCCAGTTCATGTGCTTCTTTAATGCAGTAATCATTACTAGATTAGCAGATGAGCCAGAGTTCACCATGTGTGAATGTTTTACACCAAAGCGTCTGCTAAAATGAATTTGAAATTGTGCTACCTTTTCACCTGATGTAATCCATTTACCATTGACAAGTGTATCAATGGCTGCATACATTTCTTTTTCGTCCCATAACTGGCCCGAATACTGAACAAAATCGCCATGTTTATAATTATCATAATTTTTGGCATAACTTGGTCGTTCATTTGACAAAGTTTCAATCATTTGATTAATCATTTTACAACCTTTTCATATCTAAAAATACATCATTAAAATTATTTCTTTGTTTGATTATACGTTCTCTAATTTCTTTAAAAAAGTTCCAAGCCAAAGGTACAAACAATATTCTATCATGTTCCTCAAAGGATTTCAATACTTCCGAACCAACTATACCAATAGAAGAACCTGGCGTATAGAGTCCTTGTTTCATTGGATTATCATCAATAATCATATCAAGTGGTACTTTGGCAAAGTTTAGGAATGTGTTGCCTTTAGCTGGTGCTCCATAGCCGACAATTTTATAACCATTTGCTCGGTGTTCTTCCACAACCTCTCTAAACTTTTCAACCAAATCGGCACAATTCTTAGAATATTGAGTATATGTTTCTTTGTTATACAAACCAGCATTGGTTTCAATATCAACTAGATTCTTAATGTTTGCTGGTGCTGAAGTATCGGCACTAATAACAAAGATATAACTTGTTCCGTGAATTGGTGTTTTAATAACATCAATCAAATTTAAACCTGCTCTGTTACACAGAAACATCATTGATTTGATATTGTAGAATGAGATATGTTCATGGTAAATAGTATCGAATTCATCATTCAATATCATGTCTGCCTGAGATGTTTGAATAAAGATTAATCCATCAATATTTAAATTCTTTTTACAGTTCTTTAAGAGTTCTAATGGATTTGGATTATGTGCAAATGCATTTTGAATTGTTATGATGTCTACTGGCTGTGAATACTTTTCATCAAAGTAACCACAAGTCACATTATGATTCTTTGAGGACAATTGAAAAAGATTTTCTGCTGGATCAACACCAAAAGTTTTTAGTCCTTTTGTTTTGAATTTATCTAATTGAGAACCATCATTACAACCAATATCCAAAACCGATTGTGGGAATACATTGAATTGTTCACAAACAAAATCGGCATACCAATCCATATAATCAACATATGTTTTGGTTGTTCCACTTACATACAGATAGTTTTTGTAGATTAAATCTGGATTAACAACATGGGTTAGTTGAACATGATAACAATGTTCACACCGATTAATCTTTAATGGATATGATGCTTCTGGTTCATCTTTGCTTTTCTTATAAGAGTTGGCCAGAGGTTGGTCATTTAAATCCAAAACAGGAATCAAATCAACACTACCACACGCTAGACATTTTTTAATTTTAGTTAAATCCATTATCTACCTTCATAAAAATTTTTATAATTGTGTACCATGTCATAATGCTTCTTCATTTCATTCAAATCTAAATTTGGATTCTCTGGCCAAATATTGTGCAATCTTGGATTGACATTATATTTAGCCCCAGCAAGGAAGAAGTATACTTGTAGAAAGCAATCATTCCATCCAAGTTGTGGTTGATTCTTATGTAGTCTATCAAAATCTCTATCTAAAAATTCAACAAACTTATAAAATGTTTGAATGAAGGTACTTGTTTTCATAATTGTACCTGCACCAGCACCGTATTGAGTTCTATCAGGTTTAACACCAGAGATTGTTTCACACACATCTAAAATTTCTTGGTTAATATAATTACCATCTGTAATATTATATGAAGCAATTTCCCAATTTGGATCAAATTGTATTTCGTTCAAACAGATAACATCATCTTCTGATATAATAAAATGTGTTGTACCCATACAGATGGCAGCCAACATCATTCGTTTCATAAAGTTATATACTCTGAGTTTATCGAAACCCCAATGTGGTGATGGATAACCTAAATCAAAATCTGCATGAAGATAGTTTACATTATACTTTTTACATACATCATATTGAGAACCACCTGCTGCATCACAGGCAACAAAGTATGGTGCATTAGGATGATATTTACGGAATGAAGCAATCGAGGCCTCTAACCCCGATTTGTTATCTTTATTCCAATGATAGATGCCAAGTGAAGCCATTACTTTTCATTCCTGATAATTTGATTCATTTGATTAATAATGTCCATTGTAGGTTCTAATTGTAACAATGGCAATATTTTATTAATCGTTTCATCAGGCAAATCCCACCATTTCATTTCTAAGAGAGCATCAATGATTTCTTTCTCAAAACGATATTTAATAAATTTTGCCGGATTGCCACCAACAATAGAATACGGTTCAACATCTTTGAATACATGAGAGTTTGTTGCAACTACAGCACCATGGCCAACAGTAACACCAGACATAACAGTAACAGATTCTCCAAACCAAACATCAGAACCAATATTGATATCTCCCTTTGTTTGAACCTTTGGTAAAATTGGAAAGTTATTGAATATTTGATTTCGGTCACCCAAATTACCAAAAGCATAATTTGTACAAGCTTTTGGATTATGTGCTACACCTTCAGATGGAAAAAATCTACAGCCAAGTCCTATTCCAGTAAAAGCACCAATGTGTACAACAGGTGTTGTTGGATCAGCATAAGAATGAAATTGCCTTACAGTTGTTGTGTAAGTGTC